AGGACTTTACGACTGCGCTGAAGGAAAAGTTGGTTGCTCTGCCAGAGGGCGCAGAAGCCAATTACGTCAAGAGTGTTTCTGACGAGTTCACTGTTTCTGCAGAGGGTAAACTCGAAGTTAAGGAGGTCGCTCCGGCTAAAGTTACTGGTCTCCCTGATGCTCTGGCTGGTAAGGTTGATAAAGTTGCAGGTAAAGGCTTGAGTGCCAACGACTACACCGATGAAGAGAAAGAAAAGCTTGGCGGCGTTGAAGCGGGCGCAAACAAGAACCTCATCGAGATTATCAAGCTGGCTGGTGCCGCGTTGAACATCTCTGAGAAGGCAGTTAACATTCCATTTGCTGGTGATACTGCTGGTGTTGTCACCAGTTCCACCGGAGAGAATAAGGTCGCTGTCGCCGAAGACGGAAGCATGGAGGTCAATAGCCTTAACATGAATAAACTGGTTCAGTCTGATGGTGATACACTGATTCTCGATGGCGGTAATGCCGCTGTCTGATTAAAAACACAATGAGCGGAGCTTTGTGCTCCGCTCTAACTAAAACCACATAAAAAGGACGGTAATCATTTATGGCTACTACAACATTTAATACCCGCATTTCTCTGAAGTATGACACCTACGCACAGTGGGTTGAAAAAGACCCCCAACTGCTTGTCGGTGAAGTCGCCGTTGTTGTCGTTCCGGCTGAGACTGGTGCCGTAGCGAAGGAGCCTGCTGTTCTGTTTAAGGTTGGCGACGGCGCACACAAATTCAGCGAGCTGCAGTTCACTGCTGGTTTGGCTGCTGACGTGTACGACTGGGCAAAAGCAGCTTCCAAGCCCACCTATTCCGCAAACGAGATTGATGGTCTGTCCGACTACATCTCAGGCGAGATTCAGGATACTGATACCCAGTATAAGCTGGAGGTCGATGCGGACAATAGCCGCAAGTTCCACCTGTATTCTCAGGCAAAGGGTACATCTACTTGGAATTTGGTGAGCACAATCACTATTCCTGACGAGACCGTTTATACGCTGGCTGAAGGCACTGCAAATGGTACTGTCAAGTTCAATGGCGAGGACGTGAAGGTTCACGGTCTTGGTACTGCTGCCTATAAAGACGAAGGCGCTTTTGACGCGGCTGGCGCTGCGACTAAGGCGCTGGAAGATGCAAAGACCTACGCAGATGGTAAGGACGCAGCAATTGCGGCAGCGAAGAAGGCTGGCGATGATGCGCAAACTGCCGTTGACGCTCTGGGTGAGCGCGTCGGTGCGTTGCCCGAAGGTGCTACTGCTA